TCTTAGGTTCCCTTGAAACTTCAGAACGAAATTTTGATAGGTCGGATTGTAAATCTACTAAAGCCATAGTCCTCTACTGTTGTTTCATATAAATATGGAATGGTGAGGATTATTAGGCAGTTCTACCATAGGTGTTATCTACCTTCACGTTGTATGCAGACTTGAAGTCTATTTGTGTCTTTATCTCGTCAATGACTCTTTCACCAAACTTGATTACAGTTGGTGTATTAGCTGCCTGAGTCATTACGTTGATAAGTGTATCGAGCTTCTTCTCTACGTTTGCCATTGGGTTACCGGCACCTTCTTTACCACCACCTTGTTGTGTCAGTCCAATACCAACGGGTTGTGCCGTTTGACTTTGTGTTGAGAACATTCCACCAAATATACCACCCCCACCTGTTTGTGCGGCTTTTACTTCTTCCATCTTTTCAATGATGGTGTCAATCTTATCTGTGTCAAAGTCTTTCATCTTACCAATTTGGTCGGCGAAGTAACCAAACGCATCGGCAAGTGAACGTATAGCCAATGAAACACCATCTAACTTCGATGGATCCAACTTTGCCATAATATCCATTATCTGTTCAACCGGCGACTTAGCGCCAAACATGGCAGATAACCCGGCACCTATACCACTCATCAATCCACCGGCACCAAAGTTTAGAATTGCCTCACCGAGTATTCCTAACTTGTCAGCAACACCTTCGAGTTTTTCATCGTCGATTGCAGTAAGCTTTTCAATATCCTTTGTTATGTTCTGTAGTGCAACCGAACCAAGTGCAATCGCCGATGCAACAACGAGGAGACCGGCACCTAATACAACGAGTGCAGCTCCAAGTGCAATGAATCCAACAATACCGGCGGCAAATAAAGCACCACCAACACCCGATGATATGATTGCCCCGAGTCCAAGTACAGCCGCTGTCAATCCGACTAATGCGATGGCGGCTATTCCAAGGGTTTCTAACTTTATATTTTCGAACATCTGTAAGGCACCACCAAGTATGTATAGTGCACCCGCCATTGCAATCAACGCTATACCACCCTCTATCAATGAACCCTTCATCTTTGATATTGCGAATAAGACGACGGTCAGTCCCAATAAAGCAAGACCAGCTTTACCCATGTCTTCTATATTTACAGTTGCGAATTCTTGGAGTGCCTTGGCGGTAACCCACAGAGCAGCGGCTACTACGAGTAATGCAGCTGCCCCTTGTAACATTTTCTTTGCATCAAGTTTCTCGAAGAACTCAGATATTCCACCACCTTTCTTCGGAGAAGCGGCTTCGGTTGAGGACAGTGCATCGGCTCCATCCGAAACCAAGTCGTCTGCCTTATCACTAAGCAAACCCGTTGCCTTATCTGTTACAGAGTCCTTAGCCTTATCAGCCAAATTTGAAGCAACGTCTTCACCAGCCTCGGATACTTTTTCTGTTGCGGCTTCCTGTGCCTTTTCTGTCAAACTTGAAACCGCATCCTCTGCCTTGTCACCGACTTTTTCAGCAATACCACCGGCCTTGTCTGCAAGTTCATCCATGACTTCAGACCCCGGTCCTTTGATGTAATCGAACAACTTCGATGCACCATCCTTTATTGCACCGAAACCATCCTTTACAAGACCGATACCGTCCTTTATCTTCTTACCGATGTATACTGTTGCGATTAGACCAAGTAATCCAGCAACAGTCCACAGAATTGGTTCAAGTAGTTTTGCACTGTCAACAACACTCAAGAACTTATCAGCCATCTCGATGAGTGGTGTAATCATCTTTGCCAACTTCTCTTGTATTTTCGTCATTGCATCCGCAAGTTTCTTCTTTGTTTCTTCGGATTCTTTTTCTTTCGCCAAGTTTCTAACATAGTCTTTATATGCCTGACTTCCACCTTTTGCTAATTCCTTATTTAGTTCTTCGGCATTCATCTCCTGAAGCTTCTTCATCTTTGCATCGTCGATACCGAGTTCTTTCAGTTTCTCCGCGTTCGTCAACATTGTAGTCATTTGTTCAACAGTCATACCCATAGCATCTGCCATAGATTTCTGTTGGAGTGGCCCCATTGCCTGAAACTCTTTCAGGGAACCAGCTTGTCTCAACAATTCGTCTTGGAGAGAAGCCACATCGCCCTGAAGGGCATATGCACGAGCTGCATCAAGATTGAGATTCTTACCTGTTAGGACACGTGCCTCCATTTCTTTTTCGAGAGAAGACTCAATGTCCAGCATTCCCATACCGATGTCCTGAACTTGTTTCAGTTCCATACCAAGTAACTTTGCCTTTGCGGCCGCCTTGATAAGTTCTTGTGTTCCACCCTTGAATCCAACCGCAACTTCTTTTGGAACCTTTGAAAGTAACTTCAATGATTCCTTACTTGTCATCAAACCTTTGTTTAGAGTTGTTGCTTCTGCGGTGAGTTGACCCATACTCTTGCCGGACATTGTGGCAAGGTCGTTGATGTTTTTGATTTCATCGGATGATAAACCAAACTTCTCACTCAATACAGTTGTATCTTTTACAAGTTGTTTTGCCTTCTCGTCACCAGCGGCGAACTTAGAGGCAATATCAAGACCACCCATTATTTCAGATGCAGTCTGTACACCCTTAGCTACCTCGGCTGCATTTACACCAACGATTCCCATTTCACCTGCAACGTCTGTTGCGGCGTGATGAAGTTCTATCGCTTCATGTTTCGATATTCCTAAGTCTTGACCAAGTTTTGAAACTTCCTCGTCTACCTTACCAAAAGATTCAGCTATGAAACTAACTATTGATAGAAGTCCACCAATAGCGAGTGCCTTCATAAACATAGGTGCCATGTTGAGAAGTCCCTTCATACCAGCACCGGCTGCCTTCAGACCACCAACTAAACCTTTCTCACCTTTCATCTCAGCAGCGATATTGACGAACGTTGCACCAACTTTTTCTTTTACTTCAGACTGAATCTTATCGAAACTGAAACCTTCTCGTATTGCACCCTTTATATCAAGTTCCATTATCCTATCAAATGTACCGAGAACTTTCTTCGCACTATCAGATGCATCTGAGAGTGCTTTGTTTTGCAATTCAAGTGATGATACAACTTTCTTATCAAGTTCAAGTCGTCGTTCCAATGACTCAAGCTCTTCTTTTGACATATCACTCTTGCCACTTTCAAATTGGCTACGCTTGTATGCTAAATCGGCCTGGCGTTCTTCAATCATTTCTTGTTGTCTTGAAAGGTCGAGTTTTTTGTATTCACCCTTTGACGCTTCTCCAGCTGATTTCGTTATATCACGTTGAACCGAAAGAATACTCTTTGCCGTCTCTTCATGATCTTCATATGCATCCATGAAAGATTCTGACACAGAGCCCTGCCTCTGTATCAGTTGTATGAGACCCTTGGCCTCAGCGTTTTGTTGCCTCATGTATATTAGACTAATGTCTTGTGATTTTGCCCATACTTGAGATGCACCAGTCAATTTCTCTTGAGAACTCGTTGCAAGAATGGTGGACTTTGCTCGGTCATCCGCCATTTTTGTCATATCGTCTTGTTGGCGTTTTCCAATTTTCAACAAATCTTGTGCAAGATTCTTTTGGTCTAAACCAATCTTGTTCCGTTCTTCTTGAAGCTTATTTAGTTTTTCTTCACGTTTATACCACTCTTCATGTTCTTCATCTATTTCTTTCTGAAGCTTTTTGGCTAATTCAGTTTCACCTTTTCCAATAGTCTTCAACTTATTGAGTCTTTCAGTTTTTTTCGTGATAGACTCTACTAGCTTCTCCGTTTCAAGAAACTCATCATTCGTCTCTTTGACTATCTGCTTGAATTTTTCCGCACCCTTTTGTTTTTCCGTGAATTTGGACGCACGTTCTTCCCTCACATTTGGTGTGGGGTTTCCTTGAGATTGGTTTGTTTGTTGGTCTTTTCTTTTAGCCATTTACCGACTCATCCCTTGTAACGGAATTTATTCTCTCTTTCTTCTGCATCTTTACAACGTTCAGGATACTTCTTGCAGTACTCTGTCAAGTGGTTATCTATCTCAGCGTATGTATCATTCATACGTTTTACCGTAGCCATGAGTTTTTGATCGCCTTTGAACGCACGTTCGAGTGCAGCGATTTTACGTCTTGAAATAAAGTCGATAATCATATCAAGTAGACTTTGTTTGACCGTTTCCATTCATTCCTCCATAAAAAGTAGGGTTTACATACCTATAAATATGTAAACCCTGAAGATTATCGTTTTGTTGGTGGAGAAAACGTTGGTACAGTTCGTTTTGCCTTACTGTATTCAGAACTCTCCGCTTTGTTCTTTGTTTCTATTGCCTTCGTCACCTGTTGTATGTAAAAACGTCTCAGGTGAATTGGTAGTGAATAAACATCATCCCATATGAATCCACCTTTTCCATAATAACACAGTGAAAAGATTTCCTCATGCAATCCTAATTTATACTCAGTTCCCAGGCCAAAAAAATGAAACATCCATCGGAATGTCCATCTCCTTTACCTCACCCGTTGCATCTGAAACAAATGTAAACGTCATATCGAGGTCGGGAGATATTTCCTTCATATATGAACGTAAGGCACGTGAATCGAGTGCAAACAGTTCGTTATCTACGAAGTTGTTTATTGCCGCTCGACCCATTTCACCATCCACGGCTATGATAACGTTCTTCAACCGTGTTGTCAATTCATTATCAATACCTGTGCGTACTTTTGTTTTATTCATACCCTTGATTTCTGTTTGGATTTGTTTTTCCAAACCATGTGTCATTAGACGGAAGGTGACAACCCGCTTTGACTGCGGCAACTCAAAATCAAATTCATTCTGTCTGGACTCTAATAGAGAATAATCCACCTCCTTGTGCTCTATTTGAGTAAGGTCTATTGTAACTTTTTGTTTTGTTCCCGGCGAAAACGGGTCGTCAACTTCTACCGTGTAATCCTTACCATACCCTAAAATTCTTGCAGCAACCATCACAGCATTCTTATCACCGATGTGTAGGTCTGAGTAGTTCATTGGAGTAACGATTAGTGACTCAAACAACTTATCCAAGACCACACCCTGTTTGATAAGGTTCTGTGAGGTTAGAATATCCTCTTCCTTTGCAGTCATATACTTCATCTCAATCACACCTTCTCCAAGTGGATGTCCTTCTGGATAAAGTAATCCTCTTGATGGGAGTGGTATGATTTCTGTTGGGAAGTTCGACTTCTTGACGGACGTTTGCTTGAAATCCGCCATCAAATTGGCTTTCAATTCTTCGTCAGACATCTCCATAGCTGTCTGTGGGAGATTGTATCCCGTTGGGACTTTTGACATAACTAAATCCTGTTACTAATGAAACAATGTTATTGTAATTCGAGCTATTACTGAATCTTTTTTGCAAGTGTTTTCAGATCACTTACATCCCTATTGGCACCCTTGAATTTAGTCTTCAGTCCAGCGAATAGAGCTTTGATCTTATCCTTTATAGTACCAAACAAAGTTCCTTCACCAACACGTTGAACACCAAGTGAAGCACTTACCTTTGTGATAGTTTTTGTGCTCTCGAGTGTCTCATTGAGAATGTCTTTTATCTTCTGATTCACCTTCGTTAGTGCCAAATCAAATGCCTGCTTGTAACTGGTATTCGTTCTTTCATAAGCACTTCGCTTTATGGTCAATAAGAACTTCTTCGTCTCAATTGCCTTTTGTCCAAGTGCCTGTACTTCTTCCATAAGAGGGAGTAGTTCATCATTTAGATCGTTATATTCAGTTTTGAGTTTATTGAGGTGAGCCGTAACTTGATCTATTTCACCTGAAAGTTCTGCATATCGTTCTATCTTTTCTTCGATTTGCTCAAAAGGAAGCACTGCTTCATGAAGTTTCTTACGAATACCTCTTAGTGTTTTTTCAGACTCTTCTAAGAGTTCTTTTCTACTTGATAGTTGCATTGATTCTACCTCAGTTGAATGATACCGTTACCTATAGTAATAAATATGGGCACGTCGAGAAAAACCCAACGTACCCATAAAAATGTTGACTTCAAAGATTAGTATTGAAGTATAGCGTAATCATAAGCAAGGGTGAGTGAAATTTCAACGAAGTTATCCGTTGACCAATCCATATCACCAAATGTTGTTGCTGTAATGAAAGCACCCTTCAGAGTCCATTCTTCGACCTTATCACCAACCGGGCCGAGAACGTTGAAAGTAATGTCCTTCTTGTAGAAGTCCGAATAACCATCACGACCTGTTACAGACTCGTGTGATAGACGAACCCACTCCATAACTGCTTGTGCAGCAGATGGAACAATCGGGTCATATAGCTTGATAGTCACGTCCTGCCATTCACCCTTACCCTTTACTTTACGCTTGACGTTGATGTGGTCAAGTGTGATTGGGTTGAAGTTGATATTTGGTCTGCTCGCACCCTTGATAAGGTAAGCAGGAACGCCTTCAATGTACATGATAAACCTATTCGCAAGTTTAGGTTCATATGGGGTAAAAAATACTTCGGTAGGATCGAGTAATTCAGCCATTTATTTCTCCAAGTTTGAAAATCTCTCTTTCACATAAATATGGTTGCCAGAAAAAAACATCAGAATAGATTCCACATAATACGTTCCGCATCCGGTCTACTGATTGAGATGTTGTGTTTCTTAGCAGTATCTCTAATCCAAGTCTGACAATCCTTCATAAATGTCTTTGCCATATCAGAGTAACGTTTCATTTCAGTTTTGAACTGAGGATTCTTCATCACTTCTTTTTCAAGGATAGGATAATTTGTACCCGTGTCTTCTGATATGTCATAACGCACTTCTTCGTGTTCGATGTCATAGTATAATGATACAGGAACCTTTGCCGTTATGGCTACACTCATTTTCTTTCCTTCTACATTTATCATATCAGTGTAACGCTTATCAAATTTCTTATAGTTGCCGGTATCTGCACGTAGTCTATCAACTAGGAAGTTTGTTTCAGACTCGTTGAGTGTTGACTCTTCCTTCATCTTACCAAGTTCTTCCTCGGCTTCTTTTAGTAATTGTCTTCTCGATGATAGTTTCATTTGTATTTCCTTTTGTAAAAATTGGGGAGCCCGTTAGGACTCCCCATTTATTTCATTAGGCACCAGGGAATGCCGCACCTGTTGATTGAATGTTGAAGTCAAGAATGATGAATTCAGCAGTCTTAGCCGGTTGTAGGAACAACTGACCATACAGGATGTTACGGTCGATGATGTCAGGTGTATTGTTCGACTCGTCCATGATAACACGGAAGGCATAAAGACCTTGACGTTGTTGGATTGACTCAAGATATGGAGTAACAATGTTCAGGAAGCGTGTACGTGTTTGTGTTGTGTTTTGTTCGAACACAAGGTAACGTGTAGCGGATGCGATGAACTTCTTAGCTGCAATCAAGAGACGACGAACATTGATACGGTCAAGAGCAGATGGACGACCTTGAAGTGTCTTCTGACCCCATACACATACTCCTGTTGATGGGAATACTGCGATTGGGTTGATACGTGATTCATAAAGTTCATCACGTTCAGCGTGTGTCAGACGTGTCTTCACTTCAATAACTTCTGTGAGACCACCACGATTCAAACCAGCAGGAGCGAACCATTCAGCAGCAACACGGTCGTTGAAAGCGATAACACCAGGAAGAACAACTGAAGGTGGAACCCAAATTGGCTTGTTTCTATCGAAGTCAAGAATCTTGACCCAAGGATAGTATGTAGCGGCATAATTTGAATCGAATCCTTCTGTTGTTGATTTAGCAGCAGCAATATTTTCATTGATACCAACCAAATCCATCACATATCT